TGGGAGGTGGATGGTGGGGATACGGAGATGAAGACGGCGGATGATATGGATATGCAGAATATGCAAATTAAGGGGATGTGTGTGGAGAATAGGACGGATGATACTGGGTGTACACAAACTGGAAGATTATGGTTTAGGACGGATGTATAATGAATGAAGTTATTGGCGCTGAAGCAGATGATACTAGCCTCTACTGGGGACATTATGGAACTATACCTTGGACTCAAGGTTGGGTAAATGACTATTTGTCCCTTGGTTATTTTTCATATCCTCTTGAGGGTGACAACTACATACAAGATACATATAACTTATCTTTGCGTTACACAGGAGTCAATATCCCCCAAGGAGTTACTATTATAAGTGCTTATATTACAATGAAAGGTTCTGGTGGTAGTGCTCCAGAGATGCCTTGGGTAGATATAGATTTTGACATCCATGGTGATGATGTAGATGATGCTGTAGCCCCCACAGATGTCACAACATTTATAGCTCTCGCGGAGACGACTGCTACTGTTAGGTGGCAACTCTCAGGAGAATGGGGCACTAATGTAGAAAGAGATACTCCTGAATTAAAGACTATAGTTCAAGAGATAGTAAATAGAGGAAGTTGGGTAAGTGGAAACGATATGCAGTTTATACTATCTGACCATAGAATTAAGTATGCGGATTGGCCTCCTCAAGAAGCAAAGAACTCTCTTGTCGACTTCTTAGACTACGGTAGTAGTTACTATAATCAATTAACTATAGTATATTATTTAGATAAAGGTTTACGTATATATAAAAGTGGAGCAGTAACAAATATTGGAGTTCTACCCTTAGAAGCAACACATAAATTAAGGTTTAGAAATGGCGCTACCACATACGGTATCCCACTCATCGCCACGGGAGGGGCTGATGATAGTGGAGTGAGAATATATGATGGAAGTGCTGTTAAAGCGTTACCTAAGATATAAAGGAGGAACAATATGGCTGATGTACCTAGATGGTTAACTTGGCCCTTACCAGAAGAGTGGTTTCAGGATGAAGAGGGTGGGATAAAGAAGACATCCACCTTATCTCCTGAACAAGAAGCCTTGATGAAGGGGTTAGGAGAGTACTTACAGGCGAATATGGGGAAGGGAGCGACCCCTTGGACAGGAGCGTTCACAGCTCCAATGACGAGCACTGAACAAGCTGGGATGGGACTACTTAATCAATATGTGGGAGGGGGAGTTGGAGAGACAGCGAAGACTGGATTAGGGGCGTATAATCAGATGATGCAGGTAGACCCTAATCAGATAGCTGCAAACTATATGAAATACACCGCCCCATCAGAACAGAGATATTTGAAAGAGGTATCGATACCGACATTCAAAGAGTCGATGGTTCCAGGGGGAACGCTTAGGTCGACAGGGACGGAGAGAGGTATAGGAGACATTATATCTAAGTTTGGTGAAGGACAGTTGGGGAGGATAGGGGAGACGATAGAGTCAGCAAAAACTAGAGCAGCATCTCTAATCCCCCAATTATCGACGATGGCGGGGATAGAAGGTGGAGTGCCACAGATGGAAGCTGCATTCCAATATGGACAGTTACCTCGGATGATAGAGCAGGCAGAACTGACAGCGAAGATAGAGGAATTTAAGAGGACAACACCTGAGATGTCTCCTCTAATTGATAAGATGTTAGGATACTTAGGAATATCCACAGTTGCAGCCTACAACCAACCTTATCGTCCCTCTCCCTTTATGCAGATACTAACAGCAGCAGCAAGTGGAGCTGGACAAGGAGCAGGTATGGCGATGGCTGGGGGTGCTTAGTTTAGTAAGTTCAATTATTGAACTTACGACAAGACGGAGGATAATATGCCACAGTTACAATGGTTAGGCGATATAGAGAAAGAGACAGGTGGTGGATATCTGGCGAAAGCATTAGGAGGCGGAATTTCGACAGGATTGCAGACGTATGTGGGAACAAGAGAGAAACGTATAGAACAGGCAGAAGAGAAGCGAAAGGCATTAGCGTCGGAAGAGATGGATAAGAAGAAGCTAGAACTTATGCAACAGCAATCAGATGCAGATGTTATAAAAGATATGACAGACACAATGAAACGCATTCCTATTGATAAACAGTCGCAAGCGTGGTTACTGATGAAAGATTTTTTTAAGGCGAGAGGTCGACCTATGGACACTGTGATAGACCAGTTGTCGCAGATACCTATTACACCCGACACTGATTTAGAAGCAGGTATATTCAGGTCTGTGTTTGGAGAAACTACAACTACATTCCCATCTGTATCTGCTGCTCCATCTCCAACAGGCCCTCTCAACCCTCTCCGTGTCTTGCCTGGTTATGCTCACTACGGAAAATCGGAGGAAGGGAAGAGACGGGCATATAATGCATTAAGAGTCAAAGGGATATCGATGGAGGAAGCTAAGAGGAGAGCTGGAATAAAATGAGAGACTTCTATGAAGAGGAGATAATTGGAAAGTCGACTGGTGTAAAGGACTATTACGAAGAAGAGATTACTAAGAAGTCCACGCCCCAAGACTTCTATTCTGAAGAAATAGAAGGTAGTCGTGCTCTACCCACTCCTATTCCAAAGCCGTCTTTTATAAAGGAAGTCGCTAAAGCTCCTCTCCGCGGAATTGAACAGAGTCTGGCTGGATTAGGGGCGATGACACAGTGGATAGGAGAGACCAGCGGGCAGTTCAGACATCCTCTTTGGAATGACAAGATGAAGTCCATCAATGATAGAGTGTCGAAGAAGATAGCGGATTGGGGAGGATATGCGGCAGATTGGTGGCAGGAACAATCAATGAAAGGGATGGAGGCGCCTGACCCGACCGTGTTTGCTGGAACGTTTATGCAGAACCCATCTTGGACACGAGCAGTCGCTACAATAGCAGGAGCGATACCATCCCTCGCTACAGCGACAGTTGTGTCGATAGCAACTGGTAATCCAGTCATTGGAGCTGCATCTCTAGGTCTGCCTGAGGGAGCATTCCAATATAGAGAAGCGAGACAGTCTGGAAAGAGTGTAGCATTGTCATCTGCTTTAGGCGGGTTATCGACAGTAGGAAATACACTGTTAGAGGTTATTCCGTTGACTAGGTTTATGAGAGGCGGCTCTAAGACACTAGTAAAAGACATATTTATAGGTGGTGTCCAAGAAGGTAGCGAGGAAGTGCTACAAGCACTGTGGACTAATACTATAGCCAAATTAGGATATGACAAGACGAGACAGTTGACGGAAGGAATGGTGGAAGGGTTCATCGCTGGAGCTGGAAGTGGTGGGATAATGGGCGGGTTGACGTCTGGTCGAGGCATTCAACTAGATAAGGTTATAGACGACGCAATGAAGAGTGGAGTGACGCCGCAAGAGATAGAGGTGATGCAGGATGCGGTGAAGAACCAGATTATATCGAAGGCAGATGACATAGATGATGTGTTGGAGTTGGCGGCTAAGACAGAGTTGGGGAAGAAGTTGCAGGAACAGATGAGGGCGAAGGAAGAGGTTCCACTTCATCCTGTAGAGGCTGGAAGAGAGGCATTAAGGGAAATCTATCCAGAAGAGGTTCCAACCGTGACTGAACCAATAGCAGAAGAAACCGTCTCCAAAATAGTCTCCAAATATCCTCAGCGAATAGTCGACCAGAAATCTCTGGAAGAGGTTGGGAATGCGATTGCGGGAGAGATGGGGATTATACACCCTATTACGTGGAGATATCATAAAAGTAGCAAGATGGGTCATGGCGCAACAATTCAAGTTCCTCGAGGTTTAGGTAGAATTTATATTAACCTTTCAGTTGGTCCTTCTGGAACAAGAGAGAGTTTAGCTAAAGCAGCAATTGCAAGAGGAGTAGAACCAGAGAAAGCCTGGAAAGGTTCAGGAAAATACCCTGTTGCTGAATGGTCAAGTAGTCAAGGTTCTATAAAAGGTACGATAGTTCACGAATTTATACACGCGTTACCAGAATTTCGAGCATTAAGTAGCCGAGCACAACATCCACAAAGTTTCTATGATAGATTAGCTGAAGAGAGAGCAATGCGCCTCTTCGACGTCGTTGTCAGACCTATTAGAGAAGAATGTGCAATAATGAGAGAAGCAGGAGACGCTCCCGCTCAACCTTCCCAACCATTGCCACCAGCAGAACTTCCAGGCGACATCATTATGGAAGTCATTGACAAACCTCCCGTCCTCCCTACCCCTTCTAAAGGAGTCGATGTAGGTGAGCCAGTGAAAGATGTCAACGAACCTAGACTTAGTAGCAAACAACGAGCCGCCATCCACATCATCAAGAAAAGAGATGGCATAAGTGACGCCGATTACAGGACAATAGTCAGTGAAACCACAGGTGGACGAACAGACTCCGTCAAAGACATCTCCTATTCCGAAGCCCTCCTCATCATTCGTCGACTGTCTGGAAAGGTTGGACCTCCATCGACTCTAACCACAGATAAACCGATAGGTCCTGAACGTGACATCTATTTGTGGGAACAATTAGCAGGTCCTCGTAACGTCATCCCTCGAGTTTGGCAACCTTTCTCCTCCGCCCACGATACCTTCATTAGGGAGGCGGAAGGGATAGCTGCACAGTTGAATGAATTGCGGACTAGACCGCATCGAGCAGATATGTTGCAGAAGTATTCCGATGGCTTAATCGACATCAATGAACTATCTGCTGATGAACAGTTTATAGCAAAGAGAGTCGACGAACTTGTTTTCGACCCGATGGTCAAACGACTAGATATACCTAAGGAGAGAATAATTTCTCGCTACTTCCCCCACATCTTCTATCAAGATAAAGGGGTGTGGCAGAGATGGACAACTAGACTAGACAATCAACAGAAACAGTTGGTCGCTGATTATCTGGATGGCTCCCTATCCAAAAAGTCGTACGCAATGATAAATCAGTCTGGATGGCAAGCCATCAAAGAGATAGCGAACACGTTGACAATACCAGACGAAATGTTGAGATTGGTGCCGAAAGAGTTATGGTGGAGACATCTCCAACCGAGACTATACAATACAAAGGGATATCGCACCGATTATTGGGGTGTTGTTCGTTCATACTTGTATGGTGGACTTCGTAAGTATCATATGGACACCGCTCTCGATGAGACTCGTCGATATATTGCAGCTCTGCCAGAGAGGAAGAAATCATATGCGGTGAGATGGACACAGAAGGTGATGGGACAGAAAGGGGTCGTCCAGAAAGCTTTCAATGATATGCTCAACAATTCTTACGCAAGGTTCGGTAACAAAGCTAGTCTCCTCCGTATCCTCGAACCATCTAGACTGTCTATGGACTTATCTTTTATGTATTATATACGGATGCTCGGTTTTGCCATCGACTCTTCAGTTCGCAACCTCTCCCAAACGTTATTGACAACATTGCCGACAGTAGGACCTAAAAACCTAGCCATCGGTTATCTACAATTGCTAACAAAAGAAGGTCGCCACACGATACACGAAGATGCAGTTATGAGGGAGTATGAGAAGTTAATACAAGAGTATGTTCGACCATTGGTAGGGAAGGAGTCGTTGGACAAAGTTCTAAACCTTACATCAAGTATCCTTATGACCCCCTTCAAGATGGCAGAGTATGTGAATAGAGGTGCGTCGTATCTAGCGGCTATTGAATATCAGAGAAGAGGAGGCGCGCTTCCAACTAAATCTCTCCAGGCTGCTTTCGACATCTCCAACCAATCAGTGTCCAACTTCGCCAAACTCATCGAACTCCATACCCAATATGAATATGGCACGTTCGGTAACTCACCCTACCTACAAAACCCCATCTATCGAGGTCTCTTTCCCTTCACTTCCTTCCCCTTGAAGACAATAGAGTTCTGGTCTTACCAATTATATGGACGACACGATACCAAATGGAACCAGACTGCGTGGAGAGGAGTGAAGATGTTGGTGACGGCTGGCATCTGTCATTATGTATTCGGTCAAATTATTCCTAAGTATCGACAACTTCGAGAAGGTCTCCTCGGTATCTCCCCTCCAATTCAAGAGATGGATATGTTGGTTAGAGCGCTGACAGGTGATAAGAGTGAGATGGACAAGTTCCGTAACCACTTCTCTCGAACCTTCCCTCTTAGGTATGCTGATAAAATGCAGAGAGTATTCGATGCCAGTGAGAGAGGATGGTTAGTCTATGATGATGAAGGCAATCTAATGTATAAGAGTAACGCTATTGAACAGATAGCTTGGCTTCTCGGTGTCGAAACACCCACCTCCAATGAACGTAGACAGATGGGTCAGCAAATATATGAAGAGAGACTTAGTAGAACCGATGCCTACAATCGAGTCTATCGTCTAATGCACCAGAATAAAATGGAAGAGGCGAAGAAGGTCATTCTACAGAACAAGTTAGACATTCGTCATATTCTAGATGAGTTTATGCACCGTCGACTCGAGCCGAAACAGATGCGGCAAATTAGACGCTTCTACCCAGAAGCTGAAGCTCGATTTCTTAGAGAGTACTTTGAGAAAGACCTACAAGGTGGACAATGACAACCATTTGTATAGCACTCACAGGTTTATTTCTAGTTCTTTGTTTGGTGTCTTTCTCTATTATATTGGTAAGGTGTATGGACAGAATTATAAGAGGCGTTAAATGACCATCTTATTCATCAGTCAATTCGGCGACAGTCTCGGTTTAGCTATGCGCTGTCAGAGCGAAGGTTACTCTACTTTCATCTTCACCGAAAACCCAACCCTATCTGGGGACGGTATTATATCTCGACCTTCCTTTAGTCGTCACGTCATCAATCGAGCTGGCGACTGCATAGCATCGAATACTAATCAACTTCTCTCCGAGACTAAACCAGACCTAGTCATCATCGACGGATACGGTCTAGGCAAGGTCGCTGACTACATTCGAGAACAGAACTTACCCGTGTTCGGCAGTTCCCATTGGACAGACACCCTCTCCACCGACCCCACCTATGTCCGAGACATTCTTCGACGAGTGGGTCTCGACCAATGGAAAGGAGAAGAGGGAGTAAAAGTGGAGGTAGGAGTGTGGTGGAATGGTCTCTCATCTCTGTTTCCTTTTATAGTCTGGAACGAAGACCGCTTTCTCACCGGCTCTCTCGGATGCAGAGTGGACAGTGCCAGCAACATCATCACGTCCCTTCCATCTAATCATCGTCTGATAGTGGAAGGTGTAGGAAAGATGGAGCGATTGCTGAAGAAATCCAAATTTAGAGGTTTGATTTCGTTGCAGTGTGTGGTGACGAAGAGTAAAGTGTATGGTGTCTCTTTTACAACCTTCACTCTATACCTCAGCTCTCTACTAGAACTATATAAAGGTTCGGTCACTGATTTGTTGTTGGCTGTGTCGACCGGACGAAAGTCGACAGGTGAGATGACGACGGACTACGCTCTCTCCCTTCTCCTCTCCGTTTCTCCCTTCCCCAATTCCGCAACAGAGTCTACAAATACTGCAGTGAAAGGTGTAAGTCCGTCCAATCTTCGACACATCTATTTTATGGATGTCTGTAAAAATGGGGCAGGCTATAAGAGTGCAGGCTCGAATGGAAGATTGATGATGGTGAGTGCTAGAGGGAGGGATGTGGGGGAGGCAAAGAAAAGGGTGATGAAGACCATCTCCAATCTAGACATCATCGACGTCCAGTATAGAGTCGACCCCACCACCCGCTATCAATTAGAAGAAGGAAAACTTATTGAATGGAACTACCTAAACTGATATAATATCCCGTTCGACAAAAACTTCGTCTCATCAGCTGTCGTACATAACTTCAATATCTCCTTAACTTGTGTCTTACTCATCCTTGGTCTAAGCTTCCCATCTACACTTATCTTCTCACTTGCCTTCGAAAGCCAATTATCATACATTATCAATACCATTCTCATAGCCACCTCCGTCGTAATTTCAATAATTGAACTTACTAACCTCACTACACAGTTAGCCGTCTTTCTGCTCCCACCCTTCCTTATCGTTGTTCACACACAAGTCCCTCATAATCTGAGCGTTCAACTGTATCTCTATGTAGTTCGCATCTGGGTAGCAGTCCATAAAATGTTTACACTCCCTACACGTCCCCATCATCTACCCTCCCCCTTTCATCTTAAACCACCTCTTCCCATTTTTCATATACTGCACCACTCTATCCCCCGACGTCAAATCCGTCAGTATCTCCTCCAACATCTTAGTATTCATACAGTATGACACCTGCCTTGATAGTTGCACAAACTCCATCTCCCCCTTTCTGCATATTGTGCGGTACACCTTCTCCATATTCTCCCCCACATCCGTCATCTGTATCAACCTCAATGTGTCGGGTAAGTATTGCTCATTCTTATTCAACGCCCGTAACGCCATCTTCAACTCAATCTCATCCACTACCAAACTCGACGACTTCGACGCCGATAGACACATCGCCACCTTCAACAACGTATCGTGCTTGCGACCGAAGTATCCATCCAACGATGCATATGGTGTCGTCTCTGGTTTGAATACTTGCGTATACCAATCCTCAAACCACTCCCTCGCCTTCCCCGTCAACGTATACTGTCCACTCATCTTCCCTATCACCTTCAGGTCATGCATCAACTTCCCCTTCAATGTCGCCATCTCATCCGTCATCTCAGGAAACGCCACCAACTTCTCTGGCTTATCTTGATATACAAATATAATTCGACTCGTAAATCCACCTCCAACTGCATGTGGTGGCATACTATCCTTCAACCACTGTGGTGTCGTCCCCGCTATCATATTGCAGTATACCAAATCCATCGTCTCCTTCCCTCTCATCATCGTATGATATTCAAAATGCTTCGGGCAATCATACCACTTCGTCAACAGTTGCATCAAATCCATATTCTTCGCCTGCCCCCCTAAGAAGACACCCAACTCATCACTAACTATCACCCCTCCACTTACCCCCCTCTCCTTATATCCATCAACAAATATGGAGATGAGTGCCTCTGGCGTCGTCTTCTGACTCACCATCACCCCTGTCGGTATCGCCTCCCTATACACCTCAAACCCCATATTGATGGCACTCGTTTTACGGACTCTTGCACTCGCCCCTATCAGCACCACGTAAAGATTTGGATAAAGTGTATAGTACCCTCGGTGTATCCAACATCTCCTCTCTAAGGTGGCGGCTATTACTGAGGTGCCGACCCAGAAGTGGAAGAGAGAGGGTGACTCCTGCCCTTCCGTATAGTCCGCATACGTCGACAACCAATCATCTAAAAGGCGACTACCATTGCGTCCATTCTTATCATTAGCCACTCACTTTTCCTTTCTCTCTTAGTAAACCCAGTAATGTTTCATTAGAAGAATACACGGAGTCAATCAGTTGCTCTCTAGGACTGTCTCTTACTAACTCTCTCTTCCCTATTTTAGCACCACAGTATACGCACCTATCCTTCCCTCTCCTATATACTCTGTATGTATAAACGAATGGGTGGTATTTTCTATCACAGAACTGCCCTATATTACGCCACCTTTTAGTTATCCATACTTTGGTATATAGTTTGTTGAGTCTAGCCCCTATAGTAGTCACACCATCTCCTTCACTACCTTAACTCCACACAATTTACACCTACCCTTCCCCCTTCTATACATCCTATACTTCTGTTTACGCAATGCATAATCAAACTTGTGACGCATACAAACTTCTGCTATACGTAACTCTTGATTAAGTGAGGCAAGCAATTTACTATTACATGCATAACCGATAGCTTCTTTAGCATCCTCATCCTCCACAACTTTTATCCCTCTCCACCACAGACAGGGTTTTCTATCTATCGGTGGTAATTTTCTGCATCTCATCCCAGTTCTCCCCCACCTTCAAATCTACAGGTATCTTTAACTTCCTCCCAAATATCAACAGAGGGATGTCGAATGCTTCCTTCATACAATCTACCGTATGTTGTACATGCGTCTTATTACACTGCACAACAAACGCATCATGTACCTGCAACATCACCTCTATTCCATGTCCCACCTGATATGGAGGTGCATTCAACCTCCCATCTTCTTTCAACTTACAGAACCTAATCATCGCTAGATTGAGGACATCCGCTACTGTAGACTGTGGCACGAACGCATACGCCTCCCTAAACAGCTGGTCTCCCCACAGTCCAAAGAACGTCCTCTTCCTCCCCATCGGTGTCACCATCGTTCTATTCTTCCCCAATCCCGCCTGTATCTTCATATGCCACGCCTTAATCCGGGGGAATGTATCAAAGTATTTCTGCAACAACACCTTCGCTTCACTCTCACTCACCCCCGCCACCTTACTAAACGTCCTAGGACCGATACCATAGTTGGATGCGTGGATGAGATGTTTCGCTATCTCCCTCTCCGACTCCTTATCCCCAGTTGTCACCTCTTCAATAGGTTTATTAAATATCCACCCCGCCACATGCTTATGTATATCAACTCCTCTATTAAACAAATCGACTAGTCTCTCTTCCTCGGATAGATATGCAACGACCCTGGCTTCTGCTTGTGATAAGTCAGCCTCAACAAATACCTTTCCGTCATCAGCCACGAACATCTTCCTACACACCCCTTTTGGAATATTCTGCAGATTTGTTCCACTTCCAAAAACAGATTGTCTGCTAGAAAGTCTGCCAGTTTCAGTCCCTCCAATGACGTATGAACATCGCATCCTTCCATCTTCCCCTCCCTTATCATTCAAATACGTCCCTATCAACTTCTTATTCCCCCTAATCGACAAAATGAGGTCGAATATAGGTGAGTTGAACTTAGTCGACAGCGTATCCAGCGCATCCTCATCTGTAGTCAACTGTGCCGTCCCTTTCTTATACTGAGGTGGGAGATTAAGCTCATCATACAGCAACTCTTTAAGTTGCTTTGGCGACATCACATTGATAACCTTCCCCAACGCCCCCTCCAATTTAGCCTGCAACTCCACCGTCTCCTTCTCATACATCTCCATCGCCTGCACCCTCACAGTCTGGTCAATCTTCACCCCTCTTATCTGCATCTCCAACAATATCTCTATCAATGGGTGCACCAACTTATAATAGAACCCTTTCACCCCAAACTCCTCCATCTCCCTAATGATGACGTCCGCACATTCATACGTCACGCACGCATCCATACAATTATACTTCCAAAACACTTCATCCGTCCCACTCTTCCCCCAATGTTTATAGTATGGTTGTCTAGTATATATAGAACATAGTAAACCTAATGATTTGCCTCCACCTATCCTATGCTTCCCCGTCGCCTGCGACTCACTCGACGCCATCTCAGGATAGACCGTGTGATGTCCACACATCGTATCAAACACCAATCCTCTAACTTCAGTGTGGTATGGGTTTATCTTGAGCATGATAATGTCGAACTGTGCATTCTGTGCAATCTTCTCTACCTTCTCATCTTCCATCACTTCTTTAATAGCTTGCCATATTGCTATCTCCTCCTCTATCCTCCAATATGGTGCCCCTGTCGAATTAGTGAAAGGTATCGATAACGCATACCACGGATTAGGCGCAAACGCAATAGCAGTTATATGTCCATCCTCATCCGTCTCCACATCAAACGATAGCTTCGGCTTCATCTCCATAAACGTCTTCAACTCACTCACCACCCTCTCAAATGATGGTCTAATAGTAAACTCTCTATTCCTTAAACTATATTCAGCAGACATCGATTCTTCTCTGATGCGTTTAAAGTCAAACATAACAAGAGGGATATTGTTCCAAGACCTGAGAAGAGCGGCAGGATGGATGGTAGGTATCACTTTACATCCTAATCCCTTGTTGAACAATATCGACCCCCTCCAATTCGTTATCCCTCTCTCACCTGTCAGTGCACGAAGTGCCTCATTCCCAAGCGCCACCGTCACATTCGGATTACACCTCATAATGTCTGCTTTCAAATATGCTATGCCATCAAGGAGTTCCTGTTTCGGTATATGCTTCTGCTTATCCACATAAAAGTAACCAAAATCATTACCTGGAGGTCTCACTCTCATCACGTTACCGATGCGGCACTCTGTCCTCACCAACCCCGCTTCCATCAACAATCTATTCAACAGCCGCCCCGCTCCACCCACAAACGGCTTTCCCTCTAACTCTTCCGTCGAGCCAGGTGCCTCCCCCACAATATATATCTTCGCATCTCTCGGTCCCTCAAACTCAACCACCCTTCCCATTCTCTTCTCCTCTCATCTCCTCCATCAGTGCCAACTTCGCTAACGTCACCCCCGCATCCGCCATCATTATATACGCCACCTTCTTCAACCTCTCATTAGATAGAAAGTAACCTATGATTATATTCGCCTGATGTTCCAAAAACGCCTTATCTTGTTCTGTTACTACTCTATCCACATTTATTATCACATCCCTCACTCTCACTTCCATCTCCTCTCCCTTCCTCTCATCAATTCAACACCCAATATATAGTGCTGAATATAGGTGGCATAAACCCCACCCACACCATCCTCATAGTAGCTATCCTCCAATATTCACAATACAATCTTCTTATCTCTCTATAATCATAGTATTTCAAACACTATCACCACCTCACCCGATATCAATCTAGCATATCCCACATAATTCAACACCATCTCTTCCTCTATCTCTGCTCCCTCTCTAATTACTAGGAACGCCATATCTACAAACTCCTTCGCCTCCGCATCTATCTCCATCCACACGCACACCTTCTCCCCCAAGTCCGTTGCGCATACAATCACTGACAAATCTGGAACCGTCACCCTATTCTCCCCTTCTTTTAACTCATACCTCGCTATCGTTCTCATCCCCCACCTATCCTTTCAACCACATCACGTTTAGGTTAATTAACGCAGATAGTATATAGAACCACATCTTCCCCACATTCCCACCTATCCCTTCTACTATAGCTGCAAATACAAATAGGCAGACAATTATAATTGGAAATTCATTCATCTATACTTCCTCTCCACTTTCTACTTCCCCCTTCCTCAACTCTTCTAAACGCAGTATTCCCTGACTACAATACTCTTTATCTATATCACACGCCCACGCATTCCTCTTCACCTCCAACGCACTAATCACCGTCGAGAACGACCCTCCATACGGGTCAATCACCAATTCGCCTGGTTGTGTACTCTGCTCAATAATCTTCCGTATTAAAGTGCGAGGTTTCTCCGTCGGATGTACCTTTCGTTGAGGCGCCACCCTCGGCTCCATCCACACATTACTCTGCCCCAACCTATTCAGTGGACGCCTCCCCTTCATACAGAAGAAGAACGCCTCATAGTTACTCGCATATGCATACTCACTTCCTCCCGCCCCTCCCCCTCCTGTCTTATACCACATACATGGCACAGGATTAACATTAAACCCTGCATCCCTAATCATCTTCAACAAATATTCGTAATGTTGTATACCAAACCATAAGTACATGTGACGGTCATCCTTCATCACCCTATAACACTCTCTCACCACGATGGAGATATTGTTCATCACCCTCTCCACCTCATCATCCTGTTTATACACCTTCCCTGCCCACGCATCAATCGACTTAAAGTCCTTATCTAGATTGATTGCATACTGAGGGTCAGTGAACACAAGGTCAACACTGTTCGACTTCAACCTCCTCATCTCCACCTCATTATTCCCACACACTATACACTTAGTATCTATCTCAATCTTCACCCTGTCCGCCAACTCATCCACCAACACCCTCTCCTTCATCTTCTGATATCGTTTCCACGCCGCATCCTTCGACAACTCCTTCCCTATCTCTGGATACTCCTCTATCGCCCTTGCAAGTCGGAGATCACGGCTAACAGTGCCAAGAGAATCACCAACACTATCAGCGGTGTCCCGTATACTCCACCCTCCCCCATGTCCTTTAATAGCACTTCCATATAGCTCCCTCTTTATCTTGTCTATCTCATTCTTCGCCTTCACTTCCTCTTGCCACGTAAAGTCCTTTCGTTTAAGGTTTTCCTCAATCTCAATCTCCCTACGTTCTAACTCCGTCGTCTCCTTCAACTGCTTCACCTCAATCTCCGTAATCCCCAGCAGACGATGAGCCTTCAGTCTACGCTCACCAGCAATCAAGTTAAGTTCACCATCAACGACTATTGGATGCAGCAATCCATACCTCTGTATCGACACCGCCAGCTCCTCTATCTCCCCATAATCTTCTCGAAACCTCTCGTTCGCAACCTTCACATCCTCTACCTTAACCCTCATCTTCTCTCCTTGTTGTTGATAAAGTGGAGGGGGACTAACATCCACGCTAGTCCCCCGTCGTAAGTTCAATTATTGAACTTACTAACCATTTTAGTTAAAGTGCCACTATCGACTCTGTGTCTAAGTCTGACGCTTTCTTTATCGACCCATCATTCTTATCCGTATACGACCTCTCTCCTACTGCTCCCCTAAATCGTCTTCCTAATAGGTCTTCTGATGTAAACCCTCCCCCATCGTTGATGTTGACTCCAACCTTCTCCAGGAACGACCTCAGAAAGTATCTAGTTGCCTTCGTCTTATTGCTAAACTGTCGTCTCACTTTCTTCCCAGCCTGTTCCCCTCCCACGATTTCTGGTCGGATAACAAACGTATACGCCTGTCCCCCAATATCCGTCGACTCCCCAACCACTGGCACTATCTCCAATGGTTCCCTAATCACGAAGTCATAGATATCTGGCTTCACTGGACTAAAATCTTCAAAATCATTAAGCTGTGCATCAATAAGCATTTTACATCCTCCTCTATTTACGTTGGTTACTGTTGACTCTCTATCGTTACCTGCACTTCCTTTGGGAACGGTGTCTCTTTGAAAGCGGTCTTCCTCACATATATCGTCCCAAATATATGCCCAACTGGGTCTCCTTTCTCCTTATACCTCACCGCTCCCTTCGTCTCCTTCTCTAACACCATCTCTACTACCTGTTCCACTTCTTTCACCTCCTCTCCCTTTCTCTATATGCATCTTAATCGCTTCCTGTATCGGCTTCCCACAATTCCCACAGAACTTAGCCACAATCGCTACCTCTTCCCCACAATACGGACACTTCACCATCGCCACTACACTCCTCTTCCCACACCTCCAACAGAACTTACCACTACACAACACCTGACACTCAGGACAATAGTTATTTAACATTCTTCACCTTCTCCATTATCAACTCAAACGCATTCAACATCTTCCCATCCTTACTCCAATCCAACACCGATGGAAGACAGTTCAACCTCGACTTAGCCGTATATTTTAGGTCGGCTGCCGTCAACAGACTATATACTGGCACCCCATCTTTACTCCTCGACACCTGTGCTCTATGCACCTCATCAAACCACAACGGCAACTGAGCTGGTAACTTCTTCCCCACGATTTGTGGACGGACAATGACCTCTCCCGTAATCTCATCCTGTATCATCTGCTCATGCGCAATCACGACCAGATGTTTCGCCATCTTCGTCGACCTCATAAACAAATCCTTCAACGTCGCTATAAGTACATTCCACTCATGCATCGTCGGCATCGGTTTATGATTAGCCGCCAACACCATATCCATACAATACTCCTCCATCGTCGTAATCGAGTCTATAATGATGGTGTCATATGGACAATTCGTCTCCATCTCCTTAAACTTCCCCTCAAACGAGAGGTAAGATGTATACGTATCATACGCCACATCTCTCCCCTTCTGCGACAACATCCCCTTGTCGAAATCGAATATGTATGGCTTCGGGAAACAACATGCGAATGTAGTCTTCCCCGTCCCCGACTTCCCATATATCAACACATTCAACTTAATATTACCTACATCCATATCCTTCGCATTAAGCATCTCCCATCCCCCCTTTCATAAACACTATCCCTAATATAATACACACTAACACTCCAATTATCACAGTCAACCACTCTCTACTCACCTTCCCCTTCTCCTTTCTCCTCCACTTTGTAGTTCTGCTCTATGTATTTCTCATCCTCTCCATAAACGCAGAGTTCCCAATACTTACACTTCCCCCATCTATTACAGAACACAGTCGACATCGGAAAGTGTCCTCTCTCCGCATCTCTAACTATCTCGTCCGTCACATCCGTGAATATCACCTTCCACCCATCCATCTCCTTCTCTGTTCTACTCGATGGAAACCTTATAAACCTCTCCTTCGGGTTCTTCGCAGTCGATATCCCGTTGATGACCGCACCCTGACATCTACCGACTATTTCACGACACGCATAACAATACCCATCTATCTGTGGACTTGGTCTATGCGAACAGTCTGACAACTGCAACGTCGCACTCGTCTTATGGTCATCCACATACACCTGTCCTCCCCACTCCTCAATGCGGTCGATGGTGCCCGCATATATACGCTCCCCAATCTCCACCCTAAACTTCACCTCTAAATGCAGTGTCTTCCCTACCTCATTCTTATACCTCTCCACATATTGTTTAAATATCGCCTCTCCCCACTCCTTCGTCAACGTGTCCATAGTAATCATAGAAGGCAACTGTTCGAACTTCTTCATCGCCTCCTCTTGACTCCCACTCTTATACCACTCCAACAACACCTCGTGAAACACTCGCCCAAACGTCAGCGCTGGCTTCTCTTCCTTCATCCTCAACCTTCTAATATAACTATAATAGAACAGTCTCGGACACCCCATATAATCAGCGATGCAACTACTATTGAACATCGACTTCTCTAGACTAAAGTTCTCTGTCACTTTTCACCTCCTTTCATACAATTAGCAGTATAATACCACACCCAATTCTCACTATCCTCCCCATCTGCCATAGAAGACGAGGTTCGTAAGCCCACATTATAGATAAGATGCCATCGAATATAAGGATAATGCCAATTAACTTAGTAATCATCGCATGGGCTGGCTGTCCTCTGGGCTACGATAAACCTGTGTCCACAGTATAGACAAATATCATTGAAATAGTTATGGGGTTTCATCCCTTCCCCTCTAATTTCTTTAATACACTATCTAATGCAGAATTCCACGCTCGACCTTCATAATCAGTATATTTTACTCTTAGTGATTTAATAACCTCATCTCTGAATAACTGGAGGATGTGGGTTTTAGTTTGCTCTAAATCTATTAAAGCAATCTCTGTGTGTGGAGCATAAATTCTTATTATTCTTTCTATTTCTTCTTCTATTTTTTCCCTTAATCTCTCTTGCATTTCTTCACCTCATTAGTCCTTTGGGTTAATCCCTAAAATATAATCTCATTTCCATTCCAATTCGTACATCCACACCATTTCTTATGCCAGATTTCTTGGCCTTCCTTACACCACTCAGCGTCTGCCTTACACCACTCAGCGTATGCCTTATCCCGCTCAGTGCATGTCTTATCCCGCTCAGCGCATGCCTTATCCCACTCAGCGTCTGCCTTACGCCAAGCAGTCGGTAACTCTTCTATTGCTTCTTTTGGCAAAAGCTTAAACAATCGCAATCTTATTTCTTGTTCGTTCCGGGGTTTATCTCTTTTTATCGCTTCTACTCTCTCGTCATAATTATAGCAATGCTCAACTAAAATATTATGATGACAATGAATAGAAAGACCTGATTTAATTATACTCTCTTGCATTTCTTCACCTCTACTTTTAAATATTTAATCATTACCTTTGCACTTTCTGTCCCAAAATATTCTCTAATCCATTTAGCCAATGCTTCTAATCTTGTTTTCTCATGCATATCTCTCTCTCCTTTAGCCCTTTGGGTTATCTATATCTTTTGACTTTTTAAAAGTTCCTGTCCAGTAATGAGGTAATAATAAACTTTTCATATATCTTGCAATATTTTTTATACATTCTTTACAAACAACCGCATATATTTTTCCTTGCTTTTTGGGATAGGTATCTAATACTTTATCACATTTGATACAAAATGATTTTACTTTTCTTGCATAAGAATATTTATTATCTTTTTCTTGCATCCCTCTCCTTTAGTCCCTACAAGAGTTTAAGTTTCCTTATTCTCCCTCATCTTCCTTTCTACACTCTCCACCGCTTGCATCAACGCCATCTTAATACTCAGTAAATTATTAGATAAGGACAGTGCAAACACCTCCACTTTCTTCCCCATCTCATTCACTCCTGTATGATACTGCTGAAGAGATAGAGACCTAGCGTCCATACTCGGCTTACCATTGTTTTTGGTAACTTTAGTAATTTCAATAATTGAACTTACGACTTTCTTTGCTATCGGTTTAGCTTTCACCCCTCCACCTCCTCATCATCTCCCTCACCTTCATTCTTATCTGCACCCCTCTATCATTCCATCCACTTCCATACTCTCCCATCCCACCTAAATCATATCCAGAGTCTAACACTTCTTGTAACACCTCCACTACCGTATCTCTAACTATCTTCTCATCTATATCCATTCTGCACTCTCTACCCTCTCCGCATCTTCCTTCCTCTTCTTATCACTCATCTGTCCCTGTATTCGACGCGACTTCGACTCCGCTCTCCTCACCCTCCCCTTCCCCGACCTCTCCATCCTAATCTTCTCCACCTCCGCCCTCAACTCTTCGACTGTCATTTCTTTAGCGTCTTTCATACAAATTCACCTTCCTCTTCTTCCTTCTGGTCACGTTCGTGTTCAGGACTATCTGGCTCATACATCACCTCTTTCGGTTGATACCTCTGCCAGAATGGACTCTCCTTCAACTCACACATCACAATCTTCCCTTCTTCCATTTTCACACCCTTCCCTTTTCTCACCCAGAATGAAAACATTATAGATGCCTGTAAGAACCTCAACCCCCCACAACTGATAGGGAAACCTTCACTCTTATATACCTCTCCCTTAATCATCTCCTCTAGTTTATCCTTCATTATCATCAACTCACTATCCGACATTAGACTGAATACTACTTCCAACTCATTTTGATACCCACTAAACTCCATCTCCCATCCTCTCTGTACTGTATTTTCCTTCCGTAATTTCTTCAAGACGGTAGTCAGCCCACTCTATTCTAACTTCTTTGCCTTTTAATAGCTCTCCTAACTCTCTATTTCCTTTCTTCACATCAACCGTAATGCCTATGACTTCTGCTAACTCGATGAAAGTAGGTTTTTTACTCCACCAAGCTTCTAGATTATTATCAGGTTGGTCATACTCATTTGCTATTGAAAACAGTGTCCATATAGTCATATCTTATCCCTCACATCATACCCCAACATCCTATACCACTTCTCATTCACTCCTACTACCAACACCTCAATCTCCCCCTCTTCAAACCCCATCATCTTCGCTACACTTCTACAGCAACTCTTAACGCTTCTTCCCTTTTTGACCCTTCTCTCAACCTCTTCGTATACTTTCGTAGCTGAGAACATACAACCTCCTTTATTGGCTCTGCCCCAAACCACATCTTCTTCATCTCCTCCGCCGTAATCTCTTTCTTAGCCCCCCACCACTCATTCAACCCCTGTCTCTTCCCACATCCCTCGCATACAGTATATGTTCTACCTCCCGTCTCTATCAAGTAATATGCACTCTTTATCCTCTGCTTATGTCCACAACTACACCTACCTCCTCCACCTCCAACTATCTTGTATATGCTCTGCATCATCTCACCTCTCTATCATACACCACCTTATGTCCACTCTTTCTAAACTCTTCCAACTTCTCTTCCACATTCTCCATAAAATGCTCTGTAATAGGTATCGCCCCAAACCCCGTCACTATCTCCACCCCACACAACGGACACTTCCACATATCCGCCGACCATAGTCTATATATAGAACAGTTCTCATTAAACATCTCCACCACAATCACCCCATTCTGCTCCACCTTCAGACTCGTCTCACACTCTACACACACCTGCTTAGGCATTCTTCACCTCCCCTCTTCTCTCTTCAGTATACTTCCCATACAACTGTCTCTTACTCATTCGTTCCCACTTCCATATCGGCACCTCTGGACGATATAGATGGAACCAATCTACTAACTGATACTTAAATTTAGGATGCCAATACTCACTCATCTCACCTTCACCACTCTCCCATCTACCACATCCGCTGATGCATACCATCTATGAGGTTTTGGGTAATGAGGACCTTCCAATGATACTGTATGTTTACCCTGACTTATCTGTGCTGTTATACCAAACATATCATTCGGTTGATACACTCTAACTTCCACAAACTTAGCCACTGCTTCCTTCAGTTCCTTCTTAGTATTGAAGTCCTTATCTGTATACATCACAACCACTCCTTCCTCTCTCTATACACCCAATCCGCATACACTATCATCACAGCTAGGACTGTTGCTCCGATTAGAACTATCCAAGTCCACATTTAGTATCTCCTTCCACTATTTATTAACCTTTCTTTAATGTATCCAATGCACTATATCCAAAGTGTCGGATATAGAATTCTTCACTCCCTCCCATCTTCTCAACATCGTGGGGGTTTAGTATATTCCTCATCTCTTGAAGTCGCTCATCCACAAAGTATCTTTTCTTACCCAATTTGATGATTGGTAATGCTCTCATTCCTACTCACCTCCTTTTCTCCCCATTTCCGATACATTCTCATTACTAATCTTTAGTAAAGTATACAAAAGAAAACTCCCAACGTTGTAAATTGGGAGTATCTTCTTTATAAGTTCAATGATTAAAATTATAATTTGCATTTTGATTTTGCGGTTGACCTTAAAAACTTTAGGTTTGCCGACGCTGGATATGAAATTATTATAATTGAAATTGCGAATTTTGTCAAGAGTTATTTTAAAATATATTTTCTGATTATAATTTTAAAGATTGAAATTGTCGTCGGGTGATGATATTTTTCATAAGTTCAATTTTCTTCACCATAATTATGGACGCAAATTATGGACGTAACCCTATATAAAATGATTATAGTATGGAAATTATGGATGAAATGGGGTATGTCTTGTTTTCTTGGCTGGCGGGGTTTGTCTTTATATATAATAAAAAAAAAAAAAAAAAAATAAACGAACAGTCAAGAATGGAAGACACCCCCCTAAAAGTCCATAATTCCATAATTTCAATATATACCAACGGTTTATGCTTATATTGCGTTCCATAAAATATGGAAACTTTAAAATTGTGTTGTAAGTGGTATTCTGTAACACTTTACGGCATTGTCCGACGGTGTTTGTGAAAGTTCAAGGTTTGAAATTATAAAGATTGATGATAAAATAAGTAAAATAATACTTGACATTTACATATAGGTATGATATACTTTTTAATGTAAGCGGTGATAAAATATTACTGAAAGTAGTATATCAATTCTGACGCGGAAAGGTGGTGAAATATAATGGCAAAGAAAGTTATCGTTGCAAGAATGACACACGAAGGTAAGGAATATGTCGGGAAACGTGAAGTCAAGTTATATGATGGTGATGACCAACTGACTGCTGACGCAAACGTCGGTTTGACTTTGAGAGTTCAAAGACAAATCAGAGATGCACTAAAAGTCAAGTATGGTTTGAAGGCAGTCTTGAGCGGTGGCGAAAGCGTTGACTTGTCCGCAGTAGAAACAGTATAAGAGTAGTTAGGTAATCACTCCAAGAAACACGACGGGAGTATATTGGTAGTATAGATATACTCCCGTTTTAATTATAGGAATACTTAAAATAATACTTGACAAGATAGTAATTGTGTGGTATATTTATAATGAGAGGGGGTGATAATAATGCTAAGTGAAGAAAAAAGGTTAATAATAATAATACAACAGTGCTTATTGTATAACTTGACGCACAACACAACAAAAATGACTTTTGGCTATATCTCTATTGGCAAATCTATTGTGTGTAATACTTCTGTCTATACTCTTTATAAAACTAACAATATACAAAAAGATATTGACGCTAATAATGGTTTAGAATTACGCACTCAATACCTTATTCGTTGTAAATTACAGAAGGAATATAAGTAATCACTCCGCGCAATACTCCCGATTATCTTCAAAGGTAGTCGGGAGTTTTCTTTGTCTTGCCCCAATTCTGGCCTGCCATATCACAAGTTCAATCCTTGAATTAGCCCTATTTTATCCAGCGAATATCCACGATTGCCCGTCAAGCCATATCCGACTATGCCTAAAAGGTAATCGCCTCGCCTTGCCCTTCCCTTGCCCAAATAGACCTATGTATCCCCCCAAGCCCATAGGTATAATTATAAAGTGGCGAATTATAGTCCGCCAAATTTTTAAGTAAGTTCAATCTTTGAAATTATAATAAACCTAAAATAAAACTTGACAAAATTCATATTGTATGATATTATTTTGATGATGAATGTGATACCAGATATAATGATTATAAACTATATGACCTGAAATTATAATTGAATTGAAGGACTATGCAGACTTTATGGTGTAGAATATGGATTGGATAGAGGAGTTTGAGAAGAAGTTTAGCGGAAATCAACTAATCGTTAACTTGAAGCAGATTAAGTTCCACGGAAAGCTAGAGCTGAACTTTGCGGATGGAGTCGTTAACACATGTCACGTGAATTGGTGCATTAAACCATATTCAACAACAACCTTAATAGAAGGAGGGCAATATGGGGGAGGGTAGACAGCAGAGGCAACCTACACCTGAGGAGATGGCACAGTGGCAAGAAGCGGATAGGCAATGGAGATTGGAGTGGATGCCATCGCAGGTGGATGTGAATGGAGTGGAGAGGGTGTGTGTGTATTGCAGGTCAGTTTTAAATCCTATTCACAATCGCAACTATGATGGAACGATAGGTGGGTTCTGTAACAAACTATGTGCGATGGAACATGAGGATAAGATGATGGAAGAGGGAATGAGTGAAGGGGATGCAGCGATTGAGGTGGAGAAGTATGAGGGGTGGAAACCGAAGAGACAGACAGTAGCAGTTTAGGCTAATCTAAAAAGTAGAAGCCTGCATCTCCCGAACACGAAGCAGTCTGACAAGTCGAAGGGGTTAGTACGGAGTGTAGGCTTCATTTATGTATAGGAGATGTAGATGTTACCACAAGAAGAGAAGGCAGACTCAACGATTAACGCACAGCCAGATAAAGTGACGCCTAGACATAGGGCGTTGATGAGACGATTGGTGGCGGGGATGACGTTGTCAGATGCGTGCGCGGATATAGGGTTTACGGTGTCGAGAGCGTCACTTATTGTGAACTCCCCTCTATTCCAGGAAGAGATGAAGATGATGGAGGGGGAAGTGGCGAAAGAGTTTGCGGAGGCGGAAGCTAATCGTCCCACCGACCCTACTAGGATGGTGTTGAGTGAAAGTAGTGAGATGGCTGCGAAGACACTGAAGGGGGCTATGAGTGATGAGAACCCGATGGTGAGAGTGTCGGCGGCGAAGGATATTCTCGACCGAACTGGGTATGCTAAAGAGGATAAGATAAAGGCGAAGGTGTTGGTGGAGCCAAGTCAATCGTTGATAGATGTGATAGAGAGGATTGCACAGGAGAAGCATGTCAAGCCAGATGACGACGCAAGAGGTTAAGAGGACGAGGGAGTGGCTGTTGGATGATTTCAGTTACTTTGCACAGTTGTTAACTGACCCCGCTTTCTTCGATGTCATCTTTCATACAGACCTATGTAGGTTCCTGCAACACTCTAAGAAAGATAAGATGGTTGTCCTACCTAGAACTTACTTGAAGACGACGATGGCGTCATTGTATGGGTTGTGGAGGGCGACTAAAGACCCATCTAAACGTATATTGTTTACGTCGAATACGACTCCGAATGCGGCGAAGACGGTTCGTTCCATCCGGTCGATTGTGGAGCAGAATCCATTTTATCACCTATTCTTTCCAGAACTCGTCCCCGTCTTCTCTAAAGTAAGATGGAGTGACTCCTGCGCGTGTTTAGCTAGACCTGTCGATTATCCAGAGGGGACGTTTGAGTCAGCGGGGATTGGGAGTAACATTATAAGAAGGCATTACAACCTGATTTTTGAAGATGACACTGTTGCACCGAAGAAGGATGAGTTGACAGGTGAGGAAGCGATGCCAAGTAAGGATGATATAGAGAAGGCGATTGGGTTTCATAAGTTAACTATTCCGCTGTTGATAGAGGAAGATGATGAGAGGATAATAACTGCGACTAGGTGGGCATCGTACGACCTAATCAACTATGTTAGTGAGAATGAGAAGTTCGACACATATAATAGACCATGCCATAAAGAGGATGGGACTCCATTATATAAAAGGTTTAGTCAGGAGAGATTGGATTTGATAAGGGCAGGGATGGGGGTGTATATGTTCTCGATGTTGTATGAGAACAAACCTCTCTCCAAGGAGTTTATGGCGTTTAATCCAGATTTCTTCAAATACTATGAGGAAGGGGAGTTACCTGAGGATGGGGATGGGTTGGTGACGGTAGACCCAGCAGACCCACCCACTGGGAAGGCGAGTCAGGATTATTCGGCGATTATATCGGTGAAGCATACGAAGCGCGGTCTATACGTGAGAAGGTATAAACATATTAGAGTGTCAGATAAACAGATGATAGATGAGACGTTCGACATGGCGGATATGGATGGATATAGTAAGATTAGGATAGAGGTGAATAGATACGCTCACTTAGCAGCGGCGTTTAGGGAAGAGATGAAGAAGAGGAATAAGTACTATGCGATTGATGAGGTGAAGGCGAAGCGTATCAACAAGGAAGCGAGAATTAAAAATAGACTGTCACCACTGTTTGAGAATGGTGTCATCTACCTAAAGAGGGGGATGCGTGAATTGGAGGCGGAGTTAACTACATTCCCATATGGACGACATGATGACCTTATCGATGCGCTGTCGTGGCAGGTGGGTGATAGGACATCGACGGAATATGAGAAGGAACCATACAAGAGACCTGCATTACCTACAGGACGGAGAGTGTTTACTTTGGATGAGATAAGACAGAGTTGCAGACAGAGAAGTCGAACACCATATCCATTCCAGAGACAGATGGAGATGGCATCAGTATAAGATGTTGTAAGTTCAATAATTGAACTTACTAAAATATAGGAGGAGAGGATGTCAAGAAATCATTCAAGTTGTATCGCAGAAGCAAAGACAGGGGCTGTTACTACAGTAGGTAAGGCTGGACTTCTGTATGGATACTCAATAAAGTGTGGTACTGCAGCTAACGCATCTGTTTTGTTTAAGGATGGTGGAACTAGTGGTGCGGTTAGGTGGGGAGATGGGTGGGCAGCAGTGACAGCTGCAGGAGATGTGTGGAGAACTATGACGTTTCCTGTTCCTATTGTATTCTCCACCGATATTTTTGTCACCACCACTGGGACGGGAACTGTGGTGTATGTTGCGTATGTAGAGATAGAAGATTAGGAGGATGAGATGCCAGCTGCATTTGATGCGTGTCGTAAAGGTGGAGGAAAGATTAGGACTAAACAGATGGGTGGTGGAAAGTATATGCACATCTGCATCTTGAATGGGAAGTCGTATAAGGGAGAGGTTAAGTCGAAATCTCCATCTGGAGAGAGTCCAGTAGCAGCAGCTATTAAACAGAAGATGAAATAGGAGATAGAGTGAAAGGCGAGATTGAGGATTGGACAGAGTTAATACAGCAAGGGGTTAGGTATAAGGAGAACTTCGGTAACTCCAAGAGATGGTCGACGTATAGAGATTATGGGAGGGGGAAGTTCTCTGGATACATAGGGTCTAGTGGAGGTATACTTCCATACAATCTAGTACATAGTATGAAGAGGGGGATGGTACCGAATGTATACTTTCGTAACCCCTACATCAACGTCACGCCTACCAGCAAACCTGGCATCGACATTCAAGCTCGCGTCGTTGAAGCGGTCGACAATTGGTTACTTGGGGAGTTGGGGGTGAAGGCGACGTTTAAGACGATGGTACAGGATGCATATTATACGGATAGAGGGATATGTAAGATTGGATATGATGGGTTGTGGAGTGAGAAGGTGACTCCTGAAGATGAGAGACTGGCAGAGGATTTGGGGATACCACTATCTCATATGTCGAAGGATAAACGTGAGAGAGTAGAATATAATGTGAATGTGAAGCCAGGGATGCCGTGGGCGGCTCGTATCATTCCAGATGTCTTTATCGTCCCATTCGGTGTCCGTACTTTAGATGACTGTCCGTGGGTTGACCACGTTGTTCTTCGTTCTCTAGCTGACGTGAAGGCTGACCGAAAGTATAAGAATACGGGGGAGTTAGAGGGGACGCATCTAGAAGTACTTCACAAAGACCCAACTCGTGCAGACTTCTATAAAGAGTTGTCAGGTTATGCGGATATTGTGGAAATACATGAAATCCGTGATTTTAAGCGCAAGGAAATTAAAGCATTCGTCCCAGGATATGATAAGTGGATACGTCCACCGACTGAGGACGTCCTCCAGATTGAAGGTCTGCCTTTCGTAGACTTCACGTTTAATGAGGATGGAGAATACTATTGGGGTCCTTCTGACGTCCAGATTATTGAACCCCAACAACTAGAAATCAATGAGGCGAGGACGCAAGCTATGCTTCATAGAAGGATAGCGTTGGTGAAGTTCCTTGTAGAGGCTAACATGATAGACGATACGGAGATAATGAAGATGATATCGGAAGAGGTGGGGCCTGTGGTGAAGACGAAGGGAGACCCTAACAAAGCGGTCGCTTTACTGCAACCACACATCCCAGCAGACTTAACTCAATGGTCGGAGTTGATAAGGTCAGATGTCCGTGAACTTCTCGGTCAGGGTCGACAACAACTTGGGGAGGCGCCAGCAGGGAGAAGGACAGCGGAGGAGATGAGGAATGTGCAGATGGCGTCCGACATCAGGATGGATGAACGAAGGGATATAGTGGCGGATGCACTGGTGTCGATGATGAGGAAGATAAATCAGATTATATTTGAGAGATGGACTGGGGAGAAGGTAGTGCAGGTAGTGGGGATAGATGCGGCTAGATATTGGGTGGCGTATAAAGGGGCGGAGAATAGAGGGGAGTATAGTTTGAGGGTGGATGTGGAGTCGATGACGCCTAAGACGAAGATGATGAAGAAGAGGGAGATTGTGGAGTTGATACAGGCACTAGCTAAGAACCCGCGTGCGAACATCGACTATTTAATGAGACTGTTGTTGAGGGAGTATGAGTGGGTGGATGCATTGCAAGTTCTACCTCCAGCTCAAGAGACGATGGGACAGCCTATGCAACAACAGCAGTTTCAGCAGCAACAGCAAGGACTTATGAACAATCCGGCAGAGTTGCAGAAGAGAGCGAGTGGGAATGCGGAGATGGTGGGGAGGTTCTTTTAATGCGACATCGATTGAAAGGGAAGACAATAGCGATGGTGTGTCCAAAGCATGGCTTTATTAAAGGTGACCATTGTGGAGAGTGTAAGCAAGAGGTAGGAGAAGGGGCGGCTATCCACATCTTCAAACCTATGATGTATACGGATATATGTGAGGAACCATTGTGGATAGAGTCGAAGCGGCAGTTGAAGGAAGAGTGTAAGAAACACAACGTCATCGCTTGTCGATTGATGTAGAGGAGGAGAATGTGGAAAACACAAAAGATGAGAGGGTGAGAGGAAATCCAGTGATACCTCCACCTTACATTCCAAGTCAGGTGAGGATGAGTATGGTACCGAAACCACCTGAGCCGATTGCGAAAGTGGATGTAGAGGGGAGAGAGGTAGAGGTAACTGAAGACCAGATATTGGAACAGAGTGACGCTAACTTACCAGAGATTGATGTGGAGATGGATGCGAAACCAAAAGGGGTTATTGTAATAAAGGTATTCGAGAACAGTCCGTATGAGGTGGAGTTTAGTGGAGTGGTTACTGGGTCAGAAGTGGATATTGCGTGGAAGGCGATGATGAAGGAATATAGGGTGTGGAAGCATAATCTTTATAAAAAAGAAACTGATGCGAAAACTAGTGGAGGTGGATAATGTTTATGTTGTATAAGTCTTTCATCCCAAAACTATATGTTAGTTTTGCTGAAGGAGATGAGAGCGGAGACAAAGGCGACGGACAAGATGCTGCGAGTGACGTTCAGCAGCAACTCACCACTATGCAGACTAAATTGGCTGCGTTGGAGAGTGAGTCGAAAACATTAAAGGACGCGAAGGTTGACCTTGAACAGCGACTCGACGAAGCTGATAAGGAACTACTCAGCGATGAATACCTAGACTTCAAAGAGAAGAGAGGTAAGGGTGACTCCACAGTGAAAGGTAGAGGAGAGACTGACGAGATTGATTTGGATAGGGCTTCTAATCGTGAAATCGCAGGTTTCATAGAGAAGAAGTACAAAGGTGACATCGATGCGGCGGTGAAGGACATCAAGAAGGAGAATGACCTTACGAGGCAGCAAATCGGGATGATGGCTGCCCAGTTTGATGTAGCCTTAACGTCGATTAGGCACGACGGTCGGGATGGGAAGCCTGGGTTTGAGGCTAACCAGAAGGCTATCTTTGAGATAGCGAAAGCGAACCCGAGATGGGATGCTGAAAAGTGTTACCAACAATTCATCCTTCAGTCTAAGGTGGACGCAGATGATAAGGCGGAAGCTGAGAAGAAGAAAGCTGAGGAAGAAGAGAAGGCGGCGACGGAGAGGGCTGGAGTGCCTGGCTCTACAGTGACTGGCAAGCAGTTGACTAAAGAAGAGGCTGCTGCGGTTGCGTACAGGAAGGCATTTGGAAATAAAGAGTAAACCAAGGAGCCTATTGTGGCTAATACTTTGACTGAGCAACTCAATACGATGTACACGACTACTTGGTATCTTCGACGCAAAGAGGTGGTAGACCAGATCTTTAACGCCACTCCTTTTTGGTACTTATTGTCGAAGAAAGGGAAGAGGTCAACCCAAACAGGTGGTCGTTCTATAGAAATACCTCTCCAATACGCAAAGAATGAGACAGTCAAATTCATCGGTCGAGGTGGGACCGTAGAACTTGAAGCGACTGACCCTCTGACTGTGTGTCATTGGAATTGGAAGTATTTAACTGGTCACATCATCCGCTATTTCGCTGACTTTCAGATGAACAGAGGACAGGCTCAGCTGATTAAGAAGGTGAATGCGGATATAGACAACCTACAGTCTAGTCTTATAGACAAGTTGGAGTCGAGTCTATTCAGTAATGGGACTGGGGACGCGAATATGGCGACTGACGGTCTAGCCAATATCGTTGCGATATTACCTACGACTGGGACGGTTGCTAATTTAGACCGAGCAACTTATACTTGGTGGAGAAATAACTACAAGAGTATGAGTACTGAGGCAGCTTCCATCTATCTTCGAAAGAGGATGAACACGATGTTTAATGATTGTGGGAAGCAGGGGGAGGGAGTGTCGAGATTTCCAGACATAATTGTGACTGACCAAACGGTGTATGAGATGTATGAGTCAGAATGTCTGGAGATTGCACGTATCCTGATTGGTGATAGGAAGATGGCTGACTTAGGGTTTGGAGACCTCGCATTTAAAGGTCGACCTATTACTTGGTCACCTTCTTGCACCGCTGGATACATGTACTTCCTCAACACGAGTGTAATGGAGTGGGTGGCTGACCCTATCGAGAACTTCACGTTAGGTGATTGGTTACCTATTGTGAATCAACCTCGTGATGTGGTTGCACATAGTATGACAGTTGGTAACCTCTGTACTGGCAACTGCAAGCGCTTAGGGGTTATACACACCATCGCCGAATAAGGCGGAACCTCACCTAACGAGGGTAATGTTGACGATGTCCAGTTAGGTTGGATATCATCATCTCCCTGAGGGGATGGAAGGAAAGAAGAAATGGCTAGAGTATTAGGAGCAGATAGTGCAGCAATAGTTCTTAACCAAGACATCTATGAGATATCGGCGACGCAGAAGCATAGGTTAGGGACTAGAGTACAACGTGGAGATAGAGTATATAGGTATGTGAAGGCTGGTGCAGCGATGACTAGTAATGCTGTAGCTTGTTGGAGTATCTATAATCAAACTATCGCATCTAGTTCAGTTCAAGCAGCAGCTCCAGCAGGACAGAACTATGTATATGTTACTGTTGGGGGTAGTGAAGGTCTAGCGAATAGTGGAGTCTTCGCTAAAGACGATTTAGCAGGTGGAAGTATCTTACTCGCATTGACTAGTGGATATGGAGAGATATTTAACTTCATGATTACAGGCAATGACGCGTTAGCTGCAGCAGGAACTCTAAAGATATATTTGGATGGAGAGTTACCTGTAGCATTGACTACATCCAGTTATGCGGAAGCTCATGCATCTATCTACTCTGATGTAAGACATGGTGATATGGGTGGATTTGCTATGTGTCTGGGAGTATCGATGAGGTTACTTACAGCAGCTGCTCCTTACGGATGGATACAGACATGGGGACCGTCGTGGTTAGCATCACAACCAACTGTAGGTCTTGGTGCTCATGCACAAGAGGCTGTGTTTAGAGATGATGGGTCTATTGGTCTAAGGACTGATGCTACTGCCCCTGGTGGTACTGCCTACACTATAAATGGGCAGACAGCAGGAGTTGTTATGTGTCATGCACAGAATAATACACAAGGTGCTCCATTTCTTTTCTTGCAAGTTGCACCTTAACACAATCGAGATGGGAGGCAGAGATGTCTCCCATCTCCCTAATCGATTAAACAAAAGGAGAACGAAAATGAGTTTGCGAAGACAAGTAATCGATACTTTGTTTGGAGGTAACAGGGACCCGCTTACTCGAATAGTGAAGAGGGCAGGTGGGAGTGGGACACCTAACGCATCGTTGACAGCACCGATAGGGACTTTCTGTTGTATCGACTATAATGGACAGGTTACGGATGATGACATCTACATCAATACGGATGGTGCTACTGCTTGGTCTCTTGTTTATGATGCATCAGAGAAGGGGCACCTATACACAGCATATTAAAGAGGGGAAGATGGCAGATAAAGACAAGTTCGTCTCTCATGTAGGGGAAGCGATTAAGGTGGCGGAGAACGACCCAGAACGATTTGGGGTGAGAAGTGTGAAAGTGAAGTCGAGGGCGGAAGCACAACAGGTTCTGGATAATAGTGTCCGTAACAACCGACTAAGGTGGGAGAAGGCGGGGAGTCCAGGCAAGTTTGTGGACTTCATGCAGAAGAGATGGGCACCTATTGGTGCAAGCAACGACCCCAAGGGGAAGAATAAGAATTGGTCTCGAAATGTTCGTGCAGCGTTAAAGAAGAGGTTGACGAAAGAAGAGTATGCAGAGTGGGAGCGGCTAAACTTAGTTAGTCTGTCTCCCACCGCATCTGCTATAGGAAGGGTGTAGACAATGGCTATGACAGGGACAGACTTCACATCGGAAGTTAGAGAGAATATAAAGAGGGATACGACAGGGGTGTCGGATGCGAGGGTGTTGAGGTGGGTGAATTGGGCACAGGGATATCTAGCGGACTTGCATTCCTATGAGGAAATGCGGTATAAAGATACATCGAAAGTTACGAATGCTACAGATAACTCTCTCACTTGGCCTGACCGAATGAAAGATTTGTATTCGTCAACCGTTCAAGATGGAGCGAGGTCACAGAAACTTACTTATGTGGTGGCTAGAGATTTTGACACCGTTATTCCCCGTCCTGCTACTTACTCCAAAAAAATCCCCACTTGGTATGTCGACTTTGGTTCCACATTTGAACTATTCCCTATGCCAGATGCTATCTACTCCGTCTACATTCGTATTAGTAAATATCCAGCAGACATAGCTGCAGGCACATCATCCGCACTTCTTCGGAAAGATGCGCTTATATCGGCGATGGCTACCGTGTTTGGGTTCTATTCGTTGAGGGAGATTGAGGATGCGGCGTATTGGGGAGGGGAGATAGTTCCAGTTTTATATGAGGCGTCACTGACTGGTGACCATAGTGCGGAGGACTGGACTCCTATAGCTAGGGGATTTGGGGCGGGAAGTCAAGCTTCACTGACTGGGAAGTGGTGGCTTAATCCATTTACTGGACGGTCGGTGTAGATGAAGTCGTAAGTTCAATTATTGAACTTACTAAATTGGAGGTGTAGATGGCACTAATTAAAGAAATAGTCTTCAAAGGTATTACTTGCAACTACCACAAAATAGTTCGAATAAATGTGGAGTTCTACTCTAACACTCCTGGTTCTGATACGTATACGAAGATGGATGTAGAGGTAGCGTTATTTAAAGATGTTGCGCAGAGAGATGACAACGCTGAACACTGTCTCCGCATTAAACAATATCACTTCTTAAAGTCCGCTCTCAAGTCTCCTGCCAGTGAGAAGATAGATAAGGTGTATGCCGCGTTAAAGAAACTAGATGAGTTTGATGGGGCGGTGGATGCATAACCTAAAAGATAGGAGAGAAGATGGCACTACCTAAACGGGTGATGGTTGGGGGAGCGTACTACAAAGGATACGTCTTAGCTGTAGGTGCAGGTCCTGGTGACCACATCCTCAACTTGATGGTGATGGCGGATAAATCATGCGCCATCAACGGGATAACTATTGTGCCAGATAAGTATGGTGCTAGCGACCACTTTAAATTAGAGCACGTCAACTCATCTGGGACGGTGGTGGCGTTGATTGCGGATAATGTGTATAATGTTGGGGCACATATAGCGTGGATGTTCGACTTCCCAGCAATGGAGTTGATGGATGCGGGAGATATACTTAGGTTAACGTATACGAATGTGGCGGGGATAGCGATGAACGTATACATCAATCTAGAGCGTCTAACCACAAAAGATGGAGGATTGTGATGGGACAAGGGATGATGGGGACTGGGGGAGATGACCTTGGGGTGAAGGTGGTGGAAGAGAAGCTGAAGGGAAAGATAGTGCTGGAGGATGTGGAGATTAGAACGAAGGTGGTGGAGATACAGGTTCCTAAGTTTATAGATAAGATTGTGGAACTTCCAGTATACAAGAATAAAGAGATAGTTGTGACGGATGTGAAGGTTGTGCAGAGAGAGGTGGAGACACAAACCTTTAAGTTGAAAGAGAATGTAGTTGAAGTGGATAAACCGATGTATAAGGAAGTGATAGTGGAGGTTCCGAAATTCATCTCCAAAGACATCATCTCCCCAGTTATAGTTGAGAAAGAGATAGTGAAAGAGGTGCTGAAGGTGGTGGAGAAGATAAAGGTGGAGGAGAAGGTTGTAGAGGTGATTACGTATAAGTTGGTGGAAGAGATTATAAAGGTGCCTAAGATACAATATGTTCCGACGGAGGTGGAGAGAGTGGTGTGGAAGGACGTCCCACGAGAACGGTGTGGGAAGTGTGGGAAGGAGATAGAGTGAGTATACGTATAGAAGACTTCTTTACGGATGATGAACTATACGACTTACTAGACGTTCGTTATCTTCTACTTGACCAAACCACTGTCCAAACTATAATCAATGGCGTCCCATTGATGACCACACCAGTAGATGAGTATGGTTCTGGAGACCAATTAGTTAATAAAGACTATATTGATGGTGGCACGTGGTTACTACCACCTATAGTAGAATGGTATGACCCTACAGTAGGATTACCAGCAGACCCAGAGGTTGGTGATAGATATGGAGCTGATGGAAGTGGGAGTGGTTGGATAGATGGATACATTTATGAATGGGATGGAGAGAGTTGGGTAGAGTCAGAACCTGAAGAAGGGTGGATGGTATGGGCTTTATTCGAACTTATACTTTACGTTTTCTTCTCTGGTGGGTGGATGGAGGCGGGAGGAGACGCTTACGTACTTAAGTCTGGAGATACAATGACAGGTACACTATCTTTTACAGACACCTACTATCCTTCCCCTGCTTCTGATGAACCTGCCATTCGAGCGAATAGAGATATTGTCATTAAAAGTGGGCATAAGTTAATTTTTGATGGAGCGTAGATGCTTAGTGTAATCATACCTGCGAGGAATGAAATCTACTTAGAGAAAACAATCAACGACATTCTCTCTAATGCTGAGGGGGAGATTGAGATTATTGTTGAGCTAGATGGGTATGTTCCCGACCCTCAAATAATTACAGATAAAAGAGTGACGTTCATATATCATAAAGAAAATATTGGACAGAGACAGTGTGTCAACCATGGAGTTAGTATAGCGAAAGGTAAATATATTATGAAGTTGGATGCTCACTGTTCTGTAGATAAAGGATTTGATGTTAAGTTGGAGGTAGATTGTGAGCCAAACTGGACAGTCGTTCCTAGGATGTATAATCTAGATGTGGAGAGGTGGAAACCTAAACTCCATAAACTCACCGACTACATGTTCATCAGTAACGCTGTCGGGAAGGTTCTGAGGGCTGAATACTACACAGGTAATGAGTATCGCAGACAACATGCTAAACTCGACCTCATCGACGACACTATGTGCTGTATGGGTCCTGGATGGTTTATGCATAAGGACAGATTCCTCGAACTAGGCGGGATGGATGAGAAGCATGGCGGGTGGGGACAGATGGGGGTGGAGGTGGCGTGTAAGGCGTGGCTGTCGGGTGGGGCATTGAAAGTTAATAAGAAGACTTGGTTTGCACATTATTTTAGGGGAGGTGTAGGGTTTCCTTATCATCTTAGTGGGAAGGCGGTGGAGGGTGCGAGAGCCTACTCACGAGACCTCTGGTTAAAGAATAAATGGGAGAAGGCGACTAGGAAGTTCGAATGGATGATAGAGAAGTTTAATCCCCCGACGTGGGAGAAGAATGTGAAGGATATTCCGGGGGTTATGTATTGGGCTAACACACGTGTAACTAAGTATCCATCCGATTTGGTAATGTATGAACAAGTTCTGTTTAATAAGAAACCTGACATCTTGATTGAATGTGGGACAGATTTAGGTGGGTCTGCACTATTCTTCGCCCACATCTTCGACATCATTGGGAAGGGGGAAGTGATAACTATTGATAAGAATGATTTACCTAGACCCAAGCATTCGAGGATAAGACAGATAGTGGGGAGGACGACAGCGACAGATACGTTAATGAAGGTGGGAGAGATGGTGAAAGGGAAAGTGGTAATGGTTGTGTTAGACTCCGACCACACTAGAGTTCACGTTAAACGTGAGTTACACTTCTATTCTCCAATGGTTTCGGTTGGACAATACTTGGTTGTAGAGGACATTCACAGCTGGTGGCTATCTAGGTCGACGAGAGTTTATGAAGATGGACCTGGTCCTGCAGTTGAGTGGTTTCTAAACACGCATAAGAATTTTATACGGACAGAAGTGGATAAACAATTTGGTGACCCAATAATGACGAGGGATGGATGGCTGATACGACAATAGTTTACTATACTGATAACTTTATAGATGAGAAACTGTTTAGGTTCTGTCAGAAGAACATACTAGAGGCGGCAGATGGGAAACCTATCATCTCTGTGTCCCAGAAACCTATCGACTTTGGGGAGAACATCTGTGTTGGAGAGATAGGGAGAAGTCACCTCTCATTGTATAAGCAGATATTGGCTGGGGTGGAGAGAGCGAAGACTAAATATGTTGCTCTTGCAGAACACGATTGTCTATATACTAAAGAACATTTTAACTGGTTACCTCCATTAGATTATAAAGTGAGGGATGAGCGTTTCTTCTACAACGTCAATCATTGGTTAGTTAGGGCGTCAGATGGGAAGTATACATTCGCCAGACGTAAAATACTTTCGATGATGATAGCGAATACTGAATTAACGAGAGTGTCAGCTATAGATAAGGTGAAGATGATTGCGGCTGGGGGGATGATTAGAAAAGGTCAACCAGGGGCGTGTGAGTTTGGGGTGTGTACGCCAGAGGAAGCGTTTGTGAATGGTATAGAAGTGTGTGAGTTTGGAGTGTGTGACCACAGGGTTGAATATTTGAGATATCTTGCATCCTTGAAAGACTTTGGGAAGGATATAGGGTTGAGGAGGGCGATTGCATTTAGAACAGAGATACCTAACATAGATATAAGACACGGAAATAATTTTAGTGGGACAAGACACGGAAGGGATAAGTGCTACAGTATCCCGTATTGGGGAGAGTGGAAGACAGTTATAGGAGGGGAAAATGTTAACAGCAATAGTAAGTAAAAAGTCAGTCAGTTATGGTCAACCTAAACTTCATAACATTACATTCAATTTAGTATTGAAAGAAGATACGGTTGAAGTATTAAACAGGGATATTCAAATTCAATTCCTTGCTGGGGATTCTATATCTAGTAAGGTAGCATTGGTAACAGGGTTGATGCAAGATGAAATAGATAAATACAAATCAGAAAAAGTTATATTTGATAGTTCACAGTTAAATACTGCGGTAACAAACATCCAAAATGGATTAGTATTGTAAGGAGGATGTCATGGCATTAACTAAGGCAGTAGCGGCGGTAGATGCGTGGGCAGAAGTAACAGCAGGAACTACAAGGGAAGGTGCAACAACAGATTGTGCAGGTATGTATGAGGCTATGCTTCATATAGACGCTTGTTTAGCTGAGGCAACTGCGGAGACGGTGGGTGCGACTATATATGTGGAGGTTTGCAGTGAGACAGCAAATGATGAAAACTGGTCGGTGTTAACTACTCTTGGCGGCCCGACAGGCACAGCAATCAAAGCAGACTTTACAGGAACGGTTAATGCAGGAGAAACAGTAATACCTATTACAAACCCAGATACCCTCAACCTTGACCATCCTGCTAAATTTCTATTCATTGAGAATAGCACTCCAGCAAGTTCAGAGATTGTATTTCAAGTATCAAATGAAGGAGACGCTGGAGATAGCATAACCATATTAGACGGGCTTAAATATCAGCAGACTGCTGCTGCAAGCGATATATGGGAAATTGACGCAGCTCCTCCTTCTTCAGTAGTAGCTCAATATGTTGTGGCTATACCGATGTCTACAAACAGGGTGAGAGTTGTATACAATAATAAGAATTCCACAGGTGCTGACATATTCACTCGTTGCAGAATTTCAAATGTTACGGCTGTATAAGATAGTTTAAGGATAAGTTATGGGACGAATAATATCTCCTTGGGTTAGTAAACCTCCATTAGGTTCTCAGATAAATTGGGGACATTCTCTATCAAAAGGGCTTGTCGGCTGTTGGCTGATGAATGAGGGATACGGACTCATTACAAGAGATTTAGTTCACAATTATAACGCAACCGCTATAAATGGGGCTAGTTGGGTTTCCACTGTAAAAGGTAGAGCTTTTAATTTTGATGGAACGAATGATTATCTAACTTGTGGGAACGTTGATGGAAAAAGATTAGACATATTAGGAAACAAATTAACTGTAAGTGCAATAGTAAAAATTGGTTCTACAAGTTGGGCAGAATTTAATATAGTAAGAAAAGATAGAGGCCATTATAATCTCATTCAATTAGACGCAGACGAAGTGAGATTTGAAATATACAATGGTGGATATGTTTCTGCAAAAACCACAACTTCTCCTTTAGTTTCAGGAAAATGGTATCATCTTATTGGAGTTTATAATGGCGCATTAGTTATGATATATATAAATGGAAAATTTGTGATAAGTGCTGCTGCCACAGGAAATTTGCAGAATACAGGAACCCCAGAAACATTTAATATAGGATGTAGAGACAATAATGGAACGCCTGATTTATTCTTTCCTGGAGTAATTGCAAGTGTTCAAGTTTGGAATGTAGATCTAACTGCTAATCAAATCCAACAACTCTACGCCGAACCTTATTGTTTCATTCAACCAAGAAAGATATGGATAAGTGGAGTAGTAAGTTCACCATCCGCCAGTCCCTCCGTCTCTCCCTCTGTATCTCCAAGTGTTTCGCCTAGTGTTAGCCCTTCTGCATCTCCTTCTGCCAGTATCAGCGCATCACCAAGTGCGAGTGTTAGTGCGTCTCCATCAGCGTCTATATCCGAGAGTCCTTCTGCATCTATCTCAGCTAGTCCCTCTGAGTCGATGAGTGCAAGTCCCTCTAAGAGTATATCAGCTTCTCCTAGTGCATCAATATCCGCAAGTCCATCTGAAAGCGTGTCGGCAAGTCCAAGTGCATCTATCTCAGCCAGTCCATCTGCTAGTATTTCTGCATCTCCATCGGCTAGTGTGTCAGCTTCACCCAGCGCAAGTATCAGTGCAAGTCCTAGTGAGTCTATATCTGCATCCCCTTCTGCAAGTGTATCTGCTAGTCCAAGCGCATCTATATCCGCCTCACCTAGTGCCAGCGTTTCGGCTAGTCCATCTGCTAGTGTCTCTGCATCTCCTAGTGCATCAATAAGTGCCTCTCCTTCAGCATCAGTGTCAGCTAGTCCCTCTGCTTCTGTCTCTGCATCACTATCGGCGAGTCCGAGTGAAAGTATCTCTGCATCTCCATCAGCATCTCCAAGCGCATCTATCTCTGGGAGTCCATCTGCTTCTGTAAGTGCAAGTGTCTCAGCCAGCCCCAGTGGTTTAGTAGGAGATGAGAACACTTACTTCATAAACAACACTGATGGAGGTGGGAATGATACTTTAGATCTATATATAGATGGTATACTATTCGAGAGGAATAAATGGTAAACAGAATGAGTAGGTTTATGAAAGGAGGTAGGATGGATAGTGAGTCTGAGAAATTGGAGATGTTGTCGAAGGTGGAGAAGGAAGCTCTCTGTTATAGATTATTGATAGAGAGAGATAAGATAAATGAGAGTTTACGCAAGGCACAGCAATCTATAAAGGAAATGGAGACAGATGTCTAAAACATTATACGCTGATTTAGAATTTTCAGGCACAGCAGGATTCTATCCAAGAGTGTTGACTTCATCTACTGAGCCAGGCGCAGGGATTGGAGATACACAGATAGATGATGAGGAGATGTGCTTCTGGATAGACTCTAAAGACAGCACATTATATTTATGTTATAACCAATCGGGGACAGTGAAGACGGTGGCGTTAACTTGAGAAAGACTATGGAAAATTTAGTGGAAGCGAGTAAATCTAAACAGGAGGAGTAGAAGTGAACGTCTTTGGAGTGGAGATTCAGTTTAGCAACTCTAATGGAAAGTACGTTAAACGAAAGGATTGTCGTGAAGTTCATAGCAACTTAGAGAAATATCTGGACGCGAAGTTTACCGACACCAATAAGCGTATCGACGACTTTATGGGCAGTGTGGACAACTACATTAGTTTGTTGAAGAAGAGTAAAACTTAAATAAGGAGGTGATTTAAATGGGGAAGATTATTACTTGGGTTTTGGTTAATGGTGCAACTCTCCTCGGCTGTCTACAAGCTATAGTAAAGGCTATTAAAGAGTTGCTTACAGGTGTAGTCAACCTTCTCAGTCTATTTATGACGAAGGCTATTGCGGAGAAGTTGGTAGCGGCTGTTAGGAACGCAATGAATTTCGTGGATGAGTTGATTGAGAAGATTAAGGGGTACTTACTCAAATGAATTCTCTCCTTGTCATAGTAAGTTCTGTCCTAGCCATAATAATTGGATTGTGGAGGCACTTTGGTAGGAAGAATGCTGAGAGGAGAAGACAGGCAGAACTGGCACGAAAGGATTTGGATAATGCGAACAAGAATGATAGTCCTTCTGATTTTATCGATGGTTTTGGTAGGCTGCGCTAGAACATCTGTCTACGTATTAGACCAGACTGAACTCATTAGGGTGAAGAAAGACCAGACTATAACTGCTAAGTATGATGGGTGGTTGTTATCAGACAGGGCGGTTGGTAGGGTGATGGATGCTAAGATAAAGGCGGTTAATTTACGGTAGTACAACTAACCTTAACTAAAGGAGAGAAGATGAAGAAGATAGACTTAAACATTAAATTGGACGAGAAAGTGATGAGACAGGTTGAGGATGGCGTCAATAAAGATGGGACACCAAAGACTAAAGAGGAAGTGGTACCAGCCTATGATGTCGCTATACAGTGGATAAGCGTGATGGTGGAGAGAGCGATAAATAAACCGAAGGTGGATATAAGGACAGGGAGATTGGTGCCGACAGTAGAGGTGTCGATGGCAGTTCATCGTACGTATGGAAAGATGATGGATGCATTGGAAGGACATAAAGATGGGATGGTGGAGATGGATGACGACATCTTCGACTTTATGGATAGGAAGTTTCACCAAGCTGAAATCTCCGTCCAACGAGAAGTGAACCGTATTCTTATCAGATTGGACGATGTGTTGAATAAGGCTAAGGTGGTGAAGGAGGGATAGATGGCTATACCGACAGTTGCATTAAATGAAGCTACTCCTGCAGGTACATCTTACGTTAGAGATGGGGATGATAGGATAAAGGAGTATAAGAAACAAGTCCGTGAAATACTAGAAGTCGACCATTATTTTCCTAGTAGTGGGCAGAACGCAGCGTGTGGTCGACATAAGCAGATGACGTTGATTGAGGCGGCGGATATTGGGACGGGAGCTGATGGTGTGCCTATATTAGGAGCTCAACTCTCTGGCGTCATACCCGAATTGACATACACAGGAGAAGATAACGTTGATGTACAGATAACTAAAGATGGGAAGTTAAACGCTCTAGCTTTAGGGGGAGTGTATCCTGCCACTTTAGCAACTATGATAACTATGCTAGCCTTCATCTATCCCATTGGATGTATATATACAACGATAGTTGCAACCAATCCAGCAACTGTATTTGGGTTTGGGACTTGGGTGGCGTTTGGAGATGGTCGTGTGTTAGTGGGGAATGGTACGTCAGACGCTGCATATGCGGCAGGTGCGACAGGTGGTGAGTCCACACATACTTTAATTACTGCTGAGATGCCTGCACATACGCATCCCATTAAGTTTGGAACAGGTGCTGCTTATGCTGATGGCGGACCAAGATATACATCTGGAACAAGTGAGACTGTAACAAGTGAGTCAACTGGAGGTGGAACAGCTCATAACAATCTTCAACCTTATATTGTAGTCTACTTCTGGAAAAGGACGGCGTAATGAATAAGAAGAGAAAGTTACCTACTCAAAAACGACAATACCATTCCATTGTTGGGTTAGATAGTGGTCTCGACTACTCCACTCCCTCAACAATGATTGCGGAGACATACACGCCAGAGTGCGAGGAAGTAACGTTTCGAGATAAAGTGGTGGAGAAGGCACGTGGAACTGACTTCTTTGCTGGCACTTCCACAACTCCTCTCACTTCAACAGTAATGTTGACTAGACAATATGTTAAGAATAATGAGAATGAGAAGTTAATTGTACATACCACCACTAACGTCTATGACTACAATACTTCCTCCGACCTCCTAGAATGTATAACTGAAGGGGTGGTGATAGATGACTGTGAGGCTGCTTGGGCAGTAGAAGGAGCGGTGACATGTGCAACATCTACTAATGCAAGGAAAGGAACGTATTCAATAGCAGTCACCATCCCAGCTGCATTCACGGATGATATAGCTGCATATAAAGACTTTGCGGTCAAGGACTTGCATACGTATGACCATCTCCATTTCTACATCAAGAGTAGTGTGACAGTGGTGGCTGGTCAACTTCGTATTAGGTTGAGTGATAAGAGGATAGATGAGGGGGTTAGTCACTCTCCATCCGCGTCTGTTAGTGGAAGTCCATCATCTAGTACAAGTCCATCCGCATCGATAAGTGCCAGTCCATCTACATCTCCCTCTGCCTCAGTTAGTGCAAGTCCAAGTGAGAGTCTCTCAGCCAGTCCCTCACCTTCTATTAGTGCAAGTCCATCTGCCTCTCTCAGTGGCAGTCCATCTGCCTCTCCATCTGCAAGTGCATCTTATAGTCCATCTATGGGGACGGGTGGAGATGTGTGGGCAGAATACAACGTCCCTGCCTTAACGGCTGGGGTGTGGAAAGAGGTAAGTGTAGCTTTAGCGTCTCCAGCCGCTACACATGCTGGGGTTACGTGTCCCACCGACTTGACTGCAATCGAGTCTGTTTCGTTGGTGGTGGTGTCTGATATAGGGGCACAGATTGTGAACTTAGATGACATTATGTGCACTATAGAGTCTACTGGTGATGTAGACAACAATGTAGTTGCAGCAGTTGTTAACGACTACTACATCTTCAGTAACGGCACTGAAGACCCCCTCCTCTATTGGGATATGGGGGCTGGACTTTTCGTGAAGGTGACTGGGGGAGCTAATTTAGGTTGTAAGGCGATGGCGATGTTAGGTGAACGCCTCTGTATCTATCACATCTTGGCTGCAGACGCTCCTAGACGAGTGATGTGGACGATTATTGGAGGGGTGAGTACTCCGCCTGTGGCGACAGATTGGACAGACGACGCATCAGGCGCTGGAGATGTCGACTTAGACTCCACTTTTGGTGAGGATGTAATACAGACTGCACATAAACTAGGGAACTATGTTGTGCTATATGGGAAGAAGACGATAGTTATGCAGGAATATATAGGACTTACTAGCAGACCTTTCGCTTTCTACACTCGAGTGAATGGGAAGGGAGTGCCATCAGAAAGAGGGGTTGCTAATTTAGGTGATAAACACATCTTCTTAGGGTGGGATGACATCTATCTATATAGAGGGGGGACAGATGTGGAGTCGATAGGGGATAGAGTAAGTAAAGAAATCTTCTCTCTCATCAACCCCACCTACATCCACCTCTCATTCACAGTGTATTTAGAAGAACAGCACGAGATTCGTGTCTACTTCCCCCTCATCGGTTCCTCCACCCCCAATTGTTACTTCACCTACAGTCTAGACAATGGAAGTTGGTCTAGAGGTAGCCGTTCCTACACCGCCTTTGGTCAATATAAGAGGGTGGAGGGGGCGTTTACGTGGGACACTATAGGGACGGCTACAACGACGTGGGATGAGGTAGCGATTAGGTGGAATGACACCACCAATGAGACTCTCTCTTCCTTCAATATATATGGAGATGCAAATGGAATTGTATATAAAGATGATGAGTCGATACTAAATAATGCAGGTGTCGCCATAGACGGATATTGGGATACTAAAGACTTTGTGGTTGGGGACAGTTATAGAAGGGGAGTGACTAATTGGATGTCACTTGGATTTGAGGCGACAGGAGATACTGTTATGGTATCGTATTCCACTGATTTAGGAAGTACTTACTCAGTTCCAGTCACATTCACTCTAACTGAGGAGTGGAAAGAGTATAAGTATGACCTCAACATCAATTCGTCTCAAGTTAGGTTTCGTTTCCGCAACTACCAATTAAGTGAGACGTTTAGTCTCCGCCAAGTTGAACTTGGATATTTAGAAGCATCTGATAGAGGGGTGGCGTAATGGGAGAGTTTAATATACAACTACCTCCACGATTTCAATTCTTGTCTGGTAGTCAGGAGGAGAAGGATAGACAGTTGGAGGAATATCTATTTAGGATGGGGAATGTGATAGAAGAGTCCCTCCTTCGATTGTTTAGTAGAGTGACGGAGACGGCAGACACACCGACGGATGGACATATTGCTTCGTTGAATGAAGATGGACAGATAGAGGATGGGGGGATAGCGAAGACAGCCCTATTGTTGACATCTGCATTGGATACGGATGGGACGTTGGCAGCCAACTCCGACTCGAAGATAGCCACACAGAAAGCGACTAAGACATATGTGGGAACACAAGTGGCGACTATGTTGTGGGAGGTGGATGGTGGGGATACGGAGATGAAGACGGCGGATGATATGGATATGCAGAATATGCAAATTAAGGGGATGTGTGTGGAGAATAGGACGGATGATACTGGGTGTACACAAACTGGAAGACTATGGTTTAGGACGGATGTATAATGAATGAAGTTATTGGC